GCGTTTGGCAGGTAGATGAAAAGATGGGGCGTCAGCGGTGTAAAGACCTCGGTGTTACATACAGTAGAAACGCAGTATTTGATGGAGCCGTTGTTAAGTCTAATGGCCCTGCTAATCGAGACATAAGACATTTTATAAGAAACTCAAATACTGGTCTTCTCGAAGATAGGTCTGTGGACATTAGAAACTTATCTCTATCCTCTACTGTAATGTTGCGTCTTGAATATATGTATCAGTTTATTGCTATGTGTGAAGAAAATGGCATGGCTGTCACTAAAGGTGGTGGTGATGATGGAGCATTTGAGGAACTCCGTATCAGTTCTTCCACAGAGCCATTCGTTCTTGAGTTAAAAGAGGTTGGTGATACTACAATTAAAAATACTATAACAATGCTTTTAAATATGAATCGTATAAAGACTTATAAATTTACTCAAACTGGTCCTAAAAAGTGGTTAGGAACTAAAGATGGCTCAATGTCTCGAGGTATTTATGAGGCTAGAACTGCAAGAGAAAATAATTGACAACAATGGGAGTATGTGTTAATAATCCCATATTAAACGAAAGGAAATAAAAATGTTACAAGTATTTGATACATTAGAATCAAAACCAACGTTAAAACAAGCTCAAGAAATTGTGGGCGGAATTGTTGAAATGGTACATTCTCCAAGTGACCCAGATATTCAAGTCTTGGTCAATGAGGAAGGTCTGTTGCTTAATCTACCTTGGAACAAAGAAGCCACAAGATATGCAGAAACTGGCATTGTAGGTAATGCTATTGTTTTAAAGGGTAAAGCAAAATGGGACTAAAATCATTACATCCAGCGCAAAATGCAGAGTTAGACTTTTTGCGTAGGGTTGTAGATACATTGCAAGAAGATAAAAATAGAAATAGTGAAACTCACAATATAAAAATGCGTATCTGGGAAGCCAGAGAAGAGCTTGATACCTTTGTTAAAAAACTAAGACAAGAAGGTTATAATATATAATTACCTAATTGAATTAGCGAATGGCGATGAAATAGTTGGGTACTGACTTGGGTATTGAGCTTGTACGCTTCCATACGGTTGTTGTTGATATGATTGCTGCTGATATTGTTGCGCCATTCTATACGGTTGTTGATAAGAACTACCACCCATTACACCACCACCATAATAAGGCTGTTGATATGGCTGTTGGTATGGTTGCTGATAAGGTTGTTGATAAGGTTGCTGATACGATTGATAAGGTTGTTGGTATGGTTGTTGATACCCACCGTAACCACCACCGTAGCCTCCAAAACCACCAATACCTCTACCGCCATAGCCTCCACCGTAGCCACCATTATAACCAAGTGGCTGCATGTAAGACTGTCTTTGTTGTCTTTGTTGTCTGTTTTGATCAAATTGACTGTAAGCATCAGTACCTTCGAAAGCTGATTGCAATCTTTGAAGTTCTGCTCTTTGTTCTTCAGTTGGGCCTAAACCACTAGCGTAATCATTGTACGCTTTGTACTCATCTGTATCAGTAACCGCAGTTCTATACTGCTGCATTGGATTAGAATAATTGTTCCTGTTTCGCTGCCCGCCTCCCATATATTGCTGAAACAACTGTCTTAACTGAGCGCCAATACCTTCTGATAAATTCGGAATGGCTGGAGTTGGTGGTGATGGTAATGGAGTCGTTGTAATTTCAACAGGATTAGGATTTGGTGTTGGATTTCTTCCTGGGTCTACGGGCATAACATCTTTGGTAAAAGGCGATGATCCAGAATACATAGGTATACGAGGATCAACACCACCCGGACCGAAGTTATCTAAACCCATTCCCGGTAGCTGTCCAGAAGAGCCACCCATCATGTTAGGCCCATTAGGGCCAGCTCCTCCTGCGATGATACTGTTTGTAGCTATACCAAGTGGGCCAAATGCCATGTAGTCCTCAAAAGTTTCCTCACCCGGAAGAACTATCTGACCTAAAAAACCTGCTGCTCTTTTTGCGGCTGATTCAGCGGCTGCCTTGTCATAAGATGCTCTGTTTCTTGCAGGTAAAGGGCCAGTAGGTTGTTGCCCAGCAAACATTCCAGTAGAAATATTAGTAGGGTTTGTAGATAAAAGCGTTTCACCACTTTCTTCCATAGATTTCTTATAATCATTTTGAAGATTATAATCTTCCTCTGACATCTCTCCTGGAAGAACTACTCGACCCATAAAACCTTCTGCTCTTTGTTTTTGTGCGTCTGCTACGGCCTCTGCATATGTCATTATTAAAGCTCCATAGTGATTTAATACCGACGATACATAAAAAAAACCAGCAAGGCAACAAAATAAGCCGAATATTTGTTCGGGTTTGCCCGCAGCGCCCGGCTGAAATGCAAAAAGACGCCCCGCGAAAGAAAAAAATCAGGGCGCCTTTTCTAAAGATGTAAATTTCTACAGGTCATCACCACAACAAACCTTTTAACGTAAAAATTAAATCATCTTATCACTGTGTGTTGAAATCAACACTAACTACGTTATCTAACTCTTTGTTCTTACGAACAATAATCGTTCTGTGACCAGTTCCTTGGCAATAATAACAACGGTCAGTAATATACGCACCAATCCTATCATCGTATTCGGTGTAAGAACCTTTGCCCATACAAGAATGGCAGTTCTCGCCCTCATCAACTATGTTCATTATCTATACTCCTTTAAAATAAAGAAATCTAAAAATCTGGACAGCCTAGTAGATTTTGGCTTTTTCATTGTTTTCTTCATGTCCTCAACCCAATGATCGCTTTCCTTTAATCTATAAAGAACATAATCTAGTTGGTTTGCACTTAGATTTAACTTTTCAGCTATTTCCTTGTTTGGTAGTTCGCCTCGAAATGCTAAGTCATGTGCTTCATCAATTAACGCCTGGGGGTATTTACATTCCATTATCTTTCTCCTTTATTGCTAATCCTATGTTCATTGCTATCCTTGGCACAATCGCGTTCCCTAATCCTTTAAGTCTGTCCACCCTTCTGGGTATCCCATGAGCCACTCGACCCACGTCGGGTTCAGTTTCCCAGTTGCATCCCCTACCTCCCCAGCTACTACTTCCTCTAGGTTGGACTTGTTGCGGTTCGCTAACTGCTCCCTGTTCTCCTCCGTTATCATCGGGTGTACTTTGTTTGCTCTGGGTGTAGGCCACATCTTCTGTTCCGCTTCCTGTACCGCTACTGTCAAAGGTGTTCCCCCTTGTGCATACTTCTTCGTTCTCTCTGTTGCTGAGTCTTGTGTCGGTGTCGGCCACATCTTTTTGGGTAATTGGGTCTTCCCTTCCACCAGTTCCGCTAATCCCCGACCGTACCCTTCCGTCGTTCTTCCTGGCTCGTTCGCCCTCGGTGTAGGCCACATCTTCTCCGTATGGTTCACCGCGTCTCGCAGCTTCACGCCCCACCGAACTCCGTCCTTGTTCCTCCGACTGAACGTTCCGTTCTCCAACTCCACGTCCTGTGCCGTTCCCCCCTCCACGTCCGATGCCGTTGGGGTCGGCCAGTTCTTGACGTAAAGATCCATCGTCTTCTCGTCCACTTGCTCTCGAAGATTGCTCGGTCTGGATCTGCCCTTGCGATGACCCTCTTGCATCTTCTTCGTTGACTCCTCCGACCTTGGCGGTAGATGATCCATCGTGTTGGGCGTAGCCCACAATCCAGAGTCTGTCTCTTCGATGGGGAGCGTTGACACCGCAAGCTGGAACAATAAACGTCCTTGTGGAGTAGCCTTCGGCTTCCAAGTCAAGCAACACCTGGTCGAGGCCCAAGGCAACGTGACCATAAACGTTTTCGAAAACGCACCAAGTCGGTCTTTTTTGTGCAACAATTCTAAGGATGTACGGCCAGATGTGGCGGTCATCTTCAATGCCTTTTTGCTTTCCCGCGACGGAGAATGGCTGACAGGGGTAACCTGCGGTGAGGATGTCACAGTCGGGAACATTTCTTTCTGGGTCATTAGCTAACTCCTTTACATCTGTAGCTATAGGTACATTTGGAAAATTCTTTGCAAGGATCTTACGACACCAAGGCTCGGTATCGCAAAACAAAATAGGCTTTGATAGCCCAGCCCACTCGAAACCAAGACTAAAACCACCAATACCCGAACAAAGATCAACGTGTCTAAGCATTATTCATCTCATCTTGCAAACGCCAACTCTTTGATCTGTAATCGGTCATGATGCACCAATCGGGGGTGGGACTACTATACATATCCCACAACATATGAGCATCAAAACCCTTAGCCTTTAGAACCTTCATCGTTAAAATCGCGGTTAATTTTTCGTGCTGCGATAGCCAATACATAAGGTATTTCCTACCAGGATCTAATTCTATCTTCTCATAACTAGAGTTGTTTGTCTCAAATCTATTCCACTGATCCTCGTAAATGCTCTCACTACTCGTGTGATACAGCCGATCGAAATCATCTAATGTGTATTCAATTATCATTTCACCCCTCCCTTCTGAACGTATGCGGTTGCTTTAATTTTTGCAATCGCCTCGTCTTCTGGCAACTCATTTAAGAACACTTCACCATTTTCTCGAAGTCTGTCCATGTTCTCTTTAGTAGGCTTAACAGTATCACTCTTACCATAACTCCACATTTTGCCGTCAGTAATTCCGCAAATCTGTTTTAAAAACGGCCTGTAATGCTTACGCTCCAAATGATCTTCCATCAAAACATGGCAAGCGTGTTCCATACTGCCGTTAATCCAAACGTCTTTATAACCTTTGAACTTATATGCTTCACGGCAATACTGCTCTACCTCTCTAAGCTTCTCTGACCAATTGCCCTTAAACCTCGGATCTTGATCCTCGCTGTCAGCACCGCCTTGACCATGATTGCCAACAATCGCAAATGGCTTGCCATCAACATAAAGATTAGCATTGTAACAATGAGTTTCCTCAGATTTCCACTGAGCGTGTTTAATACTTTTTAGTTCTAGTTTCATATCAAAATCCTCCAATATCATCATCTAAATAACCGCAAAACATATCGCTCTCATCTCGGTAAAACCAACGAAACCTAACGCCCTCAAACTTATGTTTCAGAAAATGGGCAATCGGTGTCGGGGCTGACCATGCGGTGTTAAAACCAAACCAAACATATAATTCATCTTCATCTTCTTCATTCTCAACGTGATGAACGCTGTTCCACTTGGTTCCCCAATTCTCACAACACCAATCATAAGAACCAATGGTGCCATGCTCTTTCTTTAAACGTTTTAAATCCAAGTCAGTGAGTTGTTCACCAACACCATTTGGCTTACTGTCATCGCACCAACAAATTTTATTGGCAATCGTTCCATTGGTGCAAAGGCGATTAAACACCTCTGGCATCGGAATGATCTTATTAAAGTCAAATGGATTATCATCAGATGTTACTAGCTTCATGAACTTATCTTTCTGATGGCTCATGTCAAAAGTAAACGTTACTTCATTTGTTACCCAATTTGGCATTATTTCTCTCCTTCATGTGGTTCATTTATATCCCATTCCCAAGTAAAACTATCCCAAGGAGAAAAGTATTTCTGTCTTACAAAATCATCCTTTGGCTTGTCATTCGTCCAACGCCTTTTACAGCTAAAGCAACGATAGTAATGCCTAACCTTACTATGTCCTCGAACATAAGTGCTGGCATTGTAGCTGCCTGTCTTCTTAGCTGTATTTGTTAAACAATAATCACAGTACATGATCGTCTTTCTTGTTGTGGTATTACTAACTTATCCCACACCTTCCAAGAAGTAAAGCCCTTTTTTGTTAAAAATTAAGTCATTGTTTTTAAACGATATTCTACGTTAAGAAAAAACACGTTAAAGCTTAACGTAATTAACGTAACGTAGAATGTTGAATTAAATCAATGGTTTAGCCGTTTACGTTAACCACGTTAAAAGTGCGATTTAACGTAGAATATGTAATAAAATCAAACACTTATTTTACGTTAAACACGTTACCCCCTATATAGGGGGGGGTATATAGATCCCCCCACTTAATGTAATTATCAGACGTTGATTAATCATCAGGTGTGGGAAAAGTTAGGCTTGACCTCGTAGCCAATAACAACGATAATCAGGGCGTAAACAATTGAGGTTCCAAATGTCTAAAGTCGGTGAGTCACGAAAAGGTGAATCAAGAATATCACCACAGCAACAAAAATTCCTGGATGGGTATCTACATAAAGACCTAACACAAACAGCCTCAGCTAGAGCTGCAGGATACAAGAATGCAAATGTATCAGCCGTCCAACTTCTCAACAGCCCGAAAATAAAAGAACGCATGGAAGAAATGCGGATGGAACTGGAAAGTAAATTTGGGGTCAGCGTAACTAAGTCAGTTCGGGATATGCAAAGACTTCGAGATGAAGCTTGGAACGTAGGCAACTACTCAGCCGCTATCAAGGCCGAAGAGCTTCGCTTGAAGGTCACAGGTCTCATGGTCAATAGAAGCCACGTCACGCACGAAAATTTGGACGCTATGAGCCGAGAAGACATAGCTCTCAAGCTCCAAGAGTTTATGGATCGTGCTAAAACACGCATGGTGGATGTCACGCCCAGCAAAGATTCAGAAAATACCATAAATCACGAGATAATCCCTATAACGAATTGTAACCCAGAATAGAGAATTGTTCGGGAAAACAATCGGGGGTGTACCGGACGACCCCCTGGAGGCCCTAACTTGTTCGGGTTATCGGGATGTAACCTTCGGGATTTCCGAAACTATGCGGGTTTTTGCCTGGGATCGGGACTCCAGCAGCATATAACCCGATTAATTGTTCGTGTTAGCTGCACCGGACCAGGTGTTATTATTTTAGGATCGGGAAAGCCGAACATTTGTTCGGGATATTACCCAGCTGCAGCCTGGCTGCCGGAGTTTTACCTGGGCGGGACCGGGCCAGCAGCCTGAATCGGGCCTCGGATCGGAACAATTGTTCGGGTTTACCCCGGCTGCCTGGCCAACTGCTGCGTTTTCTGCAGCTGTAGTTTTTTTTACCCAGGCGCTTGCTGCTGGGACCGGGTATAACTAGAACAATTGTTCGGGTTTAGCGCTGCAGTCCCCCGGTTAACCAGGCAGCTGGCTTACCGACAGCGGTATTTTGTGTACCTGTGGTTACTGCAGCTCCAGCTCCCGGTTAAAAGCCGAACAATTGTTCGTGTTCTTGCAGCCTGCAGCCAGGCGCAGCATCCGGTTACCCAGGTTAATTTTTATTTTAATTAATGTATTTTTATCCTTGACATATATAAAGGTGTGGGATAATGTGGAACTATTCTAGCAAAAAGGAGTCATTACAATGACAAAGAAAGAACAAATTAGCAGAGATTTAGAGGTTACTATTATTAGTGACGACAACAGCCCAACAAGAAGATTTTTTAGATGTTGGCTTGATGGGTCGTACTTAGGTGAACAGCACTACAAACGTAATCAATCCTATATTAAGGAGAACCTAAGCAACAAAGGTCGCTTACGTTCGTTCGTAATCTCGGAGTTCGCCAAGTATATTGCTCACGATGGCGATTGCTCACCAAGCTATGCACGCTGTGTTGTACTTGAGAAGATTGGCAGAGATAATATTGAAGCCCTCAACGATAAGCTTATTGAAGATGCAAAGGAGTTGGTGGCATGAATATTTTAGAAACACGCTATCTTTATATGTCCTACGGCATGAATACAAATAGGAGGGCGATGGAGGCACGTTGCCCCCTAGCCAAACCAATGGGCGGATTTTATCTACCCAACTACCGCCTCGTATTTCGTGGCGTGGCTGACATTATGCCAGAAGATGGCGGAATTGTTCCCGTTGTTCTGTGGTCTATTACTGGAAAATGCCTAGAGGCATTGGATAGATTAGAGGGATACCCTCACCACTACACAAGGAAAAAGATTAATCACGGCTGGATTACCTACATGATGCAAGACAAAAGCGTTATTGCTAGTCCCAGCCATAATTATTACCGCATGATTGAAGAAGGATATAAAGACTTCGGTCTTGATGACGGGGCATTATCTCAGGCATCGGACGACGCTGGCGGGGACTACTACCGCTCCCGCCACTTCAGAGATGTTCGGGTTAATTCTATCTAATCGGGATCGGGATCGGATCGGGGTCGGGCTTTAACAAGTCTGACCCTTTTTATATATACACATATATACATACATAACACACGTTCATTATAATTAAAAAAAACCGATTTTTTTAGTTTGATCAAAACCCGAACAAATGTTCTTATTCCACTAAATCCCACAAAGCACTTGCAATTCCCATAAATGCTGTTATCTAAGTGACACCACAACAAAACAAAGGAAAGAAACAATGACAAATACAAAAACCAAAATATACCAAATGATCCGCAAGGGATCGACACTTGACGAATTAATTATTGCAACCAATCGCAACGGTTTATTTGTTCGTAGCGTAATCAGTAATTTAAAATCATACGATATCAAAATTACATTCAACAACAACATTTACAAAGTGGAGGTTTAAACAATGTTTACATTTGGAATAGAAATAGAAACAAGCGGTCAAAACATAACCGAAATTAAAAATGCACTAAGACACAATGAAATTAATGGTTGCATCGTTAAACCCGATGGAACGCCAAGCGTCGATTGCGAAATCGTATTGCCACCATTACCAGTTTGTGACTTCTCATTTGATTACATTAAAAAAGTTTGTCGCGTTCTTGAAAGTATTGGTTGTAGAATAAACAGACAATGTGGGTTGCACGTTCACATTTCAAATGCTCAATCATTAAGAACTAACGCCACAGATCTAGCGAGTAGAAGTATCCAATACACTCAAAGAACTGGTCGCTTCATTGGTGGTTCTGAATTCTTTGGCGACCCCATCGACGCAATAGCGGTCAAAGACATTATGGTTAGATATGCTAATGCTCAACCAATAATCAATTCAATGTTCCCTAGTTCACGCACAAGCAATCGTTATTGTAATGTAATGAGAACAAATAGACTAGAAACCGCTAGAACAATTGAGCAATTACGCGACGCGACAACAGGCAAGTTTTCAGTGATCAATCTCAATCATTGGCGAAATGGTACAATTGAATTCAGACAAGCGAGCGGTACTATTGATGCAACCAAAATTATTAATTGGGTAATGTTCTTAATCAACCTTGTGGAACATACTATCAATAATAGAATTGAAATTGGCCAAAGTTCAGAGACAATTTTAACACCTGATCAATTGTTCCGCTCTGGTTCTAGAATTGGTTTAATTTACTCAATGTGTCGTTCAAATGGTGGTTGCGACGTTCACGACCTAATGAACGCAACAGGCACAACGGCAATTAACATTCGTGCTAGAGTATCAGAAATTAGAGCAAGGTTGAGCGATGGTGCGGTGGTCACTCACACCATGCAAGCGAATGGCAACTCATACGGTGATGGCCAACACTTAGCTCGCTACGAAATACTGAGCGAGTACCAGACGCAATCAACTGGTGCCAGATTATTGCCAGACAATAGATTAGGTTTAGCAAGTGTTTGGTCTGGATTATCAGACGAACTTTTTGAATGGTGGCAGAATAGAATAGTCGAGCTTTCCAGATTATAAT